GTAGTAACTACAGCATGTAATGGTACCTTAAACGTATAGTCCATAGCATATGGATTCCAAGGTGCGAGTTCTACCTCTGCTCTACCTTCAGCATACGTAATGAGACACTCTTGTGCCTCTTCTATAACTATTTCCTTTTTCCATCGGTTCTTAGTGACATATCCAATGACAACCTCACCACCGATTAATTTTACTGCAAGGATTTCTCTAGTCACAGTTTCGAACCATTTGTTGGAGTTCTACTGACCTTCTTCCAACTTGTCCGAACCATCTAGAGTCTTCCATTTCGACTGCAACTTTTTCCCAGTCACAAGCAACAACACCTTTCCACATGTTATTGAACTTACCGAATCTTGTTCCACCTAAGTTGAATGTCATGTTAACTAGAACGTGTTGAATGTCTTCGGGTAGGTCATAGAAATCTTCTCCACCCTTTGATTCAAATACATGAATAGTTTCTTCGACATGTTTGTCAAAGTCTGCTTCGTAATATGCATCAACTGTTTCTTGACTTACTGGAGTTCCAGCAGGTTGTCCATGTTCTGCATCACCTTCTTTGATTAGATGTCCAACACCTAGTGTTAAATATCCTAGTGAATCAGCGTACACTTCAAGGACTTCTCCTTCGTGTCTCTTAATCTGCTCCTTCAATACTTCTTTGTTCATTATTTTCTTCCTTTGCGATTTGATGAGAGATGAGTTCCACAAGGATATCACCTATCAATTTATTTAATTCTTCGCTGGTATTTAGTTCATCTAAAGTTTTACCTTCGGGGACTACATGAAATGTTCTTTCGAAATTTATGTTAGGTTTACCATCTTCGAATTCAACCTTACCATACGAATATATGGCGCCTTCATATTCTCCATGTAGAATTTTGATACCTGCTAATTCTGCCTTTTCATTGTCTACTACACAGTAAACATCATTGTCAAATAATGGTTGACTCATTCCTCTCTCCAATTGTATGTGGATTCACTACTGGTAGTGTCATATATGTTTGGGTGTGTCATCAAGGCACGTCTGTAAGGTGTCCATTTAATTCCTCTTCCCCATCCCATGGTATCAAACAATTCCTTCTTAGTTACTGATTTATGTTCCTTTACATACTCCACAAGTTCATCTACTTTAGGTGAGCATACTGCTTTTGATAGAAGTGATTTAATTTCATCACACATCTTATCCATCTCTGTACTGTATAGTAGATGCGTTCTCAACCAATCTTGTGCTTGAGTTGCTTTATCATTTCTTAAATCGATATCGTCTAGATACTCATTGATTAGTTTGAGTGATTCATCATCTGTAGTAAAGAAGTCAGCGTCATCTTGCAATTCGTGATAGTAGTCACCCTCATAGAATATGTATGGACATCCATTCATCATTCCATCTGTAGCAGCAACACTCCAACCACCATACTTTTGTTTAGGTGCAAATCCCATGTAACACTCATTTAGTTTTTTGTAATATCCTTTCTTATCAAACTTTTCATTTGATAGATATGGTTTACTGAAACTACCATCAAACAATGGTGCCCAAACATTAAAGTCTTGTCTCTGTTCCCACAATGCATCCATCAAAGCAATAAACTCATCAAAGTGTTTGTACTTTTCACATCTATGATTGAATACTATAGTTCTTGTTGGGGTGTTATTCACACTGACAATATCATCTAAGTGTACACCCAAGTGTTGAACTTTTAGAATGTTGTCTAGTTTAGATACAGTATTCTCATTGAACGTATCTCTTGCTTGATTCAATACCATATCTTTCTGACATTGTGTATTGATATAACATCTATCGTACTCTAACAGACCTGTAGCATTCTGATTGAATGTACCTTTGTGCCAGGCAACTATATGGTCAAAGTCAAACCAATGCGAGTAACCAATAACCTTTGGTGTGTGGTGTGTCATGTTGTAAATTGTATTTACTAACTGGTGAGTATGTTCTGGCAAGTGTGACATGATGATATCAAAATCTTTATCATGACCCACTAGTCTCCTCACTGATTCTACATCAAAGTGTGCTCTCATTACTGGTGGATATGTAGGAACTGGTAGTAAATACTGTTCCGTATTATCGAATGTCAATCCATCTATATGGGTTGGTGATATGATATGCCAGTAGAACGGTTCGTTCTGTGTTTCACGAATCATATTCTTTAACACTTGTACATAAGAATCTTGTTCTAAGTTCTTCTGCCATGTGATATTAGGATAGACTAATATCCTAATTGTCTTTTGATATGTCTTTTCTGTATAAAAATTATCTAGCATAATATATTGGAGCGGGACAACAGAATCGAACTGTTATCTAAGAGTTGGTAACCCCTCGTAATGACCGTTATACTAGTCCCGCTTTGTTCCTTAAATTGGTTGTGGAAAATGAATGTTGTCTATCTGTATAATATATTTCATGCATTCCTTTTCCAGTGAAATCTCCACCTATGTAGTCTTCTCCTACGAACCTCATATGAATCTCTGTAGACTGTATCAAGTCTAACAGACTCTGTTCAGTGTCATATGGTAGAATTTCATCTACGTATTTGACTGCTCTTAGTTGTATGTACCTTTCATATACTGATTGGCATGGTTGATTCTTTTCTTGTCTGTCGATTGAAGGGTCTGTTTGTAATCCCACAATTAGGTAGTCACAGTTCTCAGATGCTTCTTTTAACATTACAATATGACCAGCATGAAGAAGGTCAAATGCACCACATGTGAATCCTATTTTCATCTTATAATATCTATTTTGTTCATAGTGTTTTGATTCCACACTTCTAACTCTGTACGATTTCTTCCTTGTTTGATAACATTATCAAATCTTTTACTAGCATGTTTTGTCCACCATGCGAGGATACCATCCATCTCAAATCTATCAAAGTTTTCTGCTTTGATTAGTTTATCAGTCTTACCAAGCAATACATCTTTTGTATTACTGTATCCCCATTCTGACATGTAGAATCTTTTCTGTGTAGTTACACCACTTGCATTTTCAATTGCTTTACAGAAGTGGTCATATCCTATGGAGTCATGTTTCTTTAAATTCTGTTTTACTAGACTAACCATCTTAGTCTGCATTTTTAGTTTACGAGATGAAGCACCTTTGTGTATCAAGTCTTCTCCATCGTTTCTATCGGTGAACCAATCTCTTAGTTCAAAGTATAGTTCTTCGCCTAGTGTAAGTAAAAACTTACTCTGTGTATCACCCTTGTATCTTAAGAATGGTCTCATACCATCGTACATACTTGCACCTTTGATGTTACCATATAAAGATGTTGTTTCAAATAAACAGAACTCTGTGTTATATTTAGCGTTCAACATTCTACGTGTTTCGTGTGAACAACAGATAGCGGCAAGAAGTTTACCACCAAGATAATTATATCCAAATGGTTGTACAGGGACAATGTTGAATCCCATGATTGCACGTTTGTTGAATATATCTAAGTCGGGTGTAGAACCAAGGTAATCGTTTCTTGGTTTTGAATTGATTAGTGGTGAACCATATCTTATGAATCCCACTACAGTGTTTGTATTGGTTTCCTTAACTACGAGTTTCATAGTTTTGCCTGGCGATTCATCAGGCGAGAATGATGCAGTTTTTTCCAACATCGCATCAAATGTTTCATTTGGTATTGTTGTAACCTCAAAATTCATGTCCCGAGGATGCATGTCATAGTTTTGAAACATGTCATCCTCAAGACCGAATCCGAACAACGGAGCAGGTAAGTCCTTTACTCGTTCGACTTTCCTTGCACGAAAATAATCGTCAATTCTGTCGAAGTCTGCAAAATAGTTAACGAGCTTGCTCGCTACCCATATGGTATCTTCCCTACTCAGTTCCATATTAAAGATTCTCTAATACGTTCTCGGGAGTTGATATTTCGTAAGGGTCACTGTTGATGTTATCATCTTGACCTTCTTCAGTAAACATCTGTTCAATAACACCATCGTTTATAACCATGGCATATCTCCAACTTCTGATACCGAATCCTACGTTACCTTTTTCCACTGAGGCACCCATTGCTTGTGTGAATTCACCATTACCATCAGGCAGTGGATAAACTCTCTGTACGTCTTGTGCTTCGAACCAACTGTTCATAACAAAAGTATCGTTAACAGACAAACAATAAATCTCTTCAATGCCCTTCTCATCAAACTGTTCAAACATGGAATCAAATCCTGGCAGTTGTTGGTTGGAACATGTTGGAGTAAATGCGCCTGGCAATGCAAAAAGAATTACTCTTTTGCCCTCTAGTTGTTTAAGTGTATCCAAAGTTCTGAATTCACCATCGACTTGAATCGGAAGATTCACTTGAGGGATTTTATCACCTACATTTAACATAGTTTTCTCCTTTATATCGCTTCTACATAATATAGAAGATACACCCAGTATACAATATAAAGGGCGTATCGTAAAGAGGGTTTTTAAGAAATTTTGATTTCTTGAGGTTTGTCTTCCTCAGGCACAATTCTCTCTAAACTAACACTCAAAATACCATTCTTCATGTCTGCACCTTTAACGACAATGTCGTCTGCAAGTGTGAATGTTCTTTTGAATGAACGTGATGCGAGTCCTTTATGGACATACTCAAGTTCGTCTCCTTCCTTTTGTTTACCTTCGATTGAAAGAACTTCTTTCTCTTTTGAGATAGTAATATCTTTCTTGGTAAATCCAGCTACTGCAAGTTCGATAGAGAAGTTCTCTGCATCGTGTTTTACAATATTGTAAGGTGGATAGTTAGAATTAGATTGTACATCTGCACGTTCTAATAGTTGAAGAGTTCTGTCGAACCCGATTGCGAATGGGAATTCTGTTGAAAATTTCCCGAAGACATCATTGAAATGTGTCATAGCTTTTCTCCTTTATTAAGCAAGTTTATAATGTGCAACCTCTAATGAGCATTGCATTAATGTTCGAGAACCGAGCTCTTTTGAAGAAATGGGGTCACTTGATGTCGGCGTTGCCCAATCCAAGTTCCAAATCCGAGCTCTTTTTAAGTTCTCTTACAATGGTATTTATAACACCATACTACTATTATA